CAATCGCTGGACCATTGATTCTAAATCAATATTTCTTCCAGTATCTTCATTAAGAGACTTAAATTTTTTGTTCATTCTCTTCTTTTGTCTAGAATGATCCAAAACGAACCTATCTCCTTTTACGTATCTTTGTTTGGTTCGATTATCATCATAAAATGAATCATTAAGTATATCTTGATACTTCGCAAATTCATTTCTCTCTTGCGTACGCTTTGTCTGTCTGCGTTCATAAGAGGATTGAGCTTCGGGTACGTCTCCTTCCATAACCTGTTCGAAGGTATGACGTTTCATAATTTGAAGAATTTTGGTAGCTGCCATAGTTTCAGCAGATACTTTTGAGCTTCCTTCTCCATATCTTACAGTCTTTCCAACAATAATAACAGCAGACCATTTTGGGGGAGTCTGCTGTAATTGATTAAGAACATAGGTTGGTAAAGAACAGCCATAATGCTGACAGATCTGATTTATATCTGTTTTAGGAATACCACTTATCTTCATTCCTTGAAGGAACATTGGTCCATCTATTGTTTCCATAGACATCGCGGCTACATTGGGTTCTATTAAAGAACTAAGTGGTCGTGCATCGTTGAGTCTATTATAGGCTTCAACAGAAGCGTGGTATTTTTCTTGTAACTCTTTTATTTCTTCAAAGAGTTTAATATTATGATGTTGAAGAGTTTCAGCTTTAGTAAACAGCTCATGAATCTCCTCTTTTGCTGAATCAAACGCATGTTTGAAAAAGCTAGTATCTACAAATCCTTCTATAGCGGCAAGAAGAAACTGTGCTCGCACAATATCATTCTCCGCTTTACATTTTGAAAAAGCCATTGAATTTAAAATTTGATTTACTGTTAAGGGGGTGCGTTAAACGAAACTTCCTTAATAATTAACTAATTAGCTGTTAATTGTAAAATCCTCCTCCTAGTACACTAACGTGGAATTGTTTGATCCTATTGGGTGTACTCTAAGAGTGAATACAACATACGGTATTCAAGCGTTGATTTTTATCATCATTATTTTCATCTCTAAAGCTACGCAGTAGAGTGTCTTGCGACCCACTGGATTCGGTTTCGATCCTATGGCCATAAAAATAACAATTATCTATACCAGGTCGGTCTCCTGTTGCATAGATGTGAATGTGGTATAACATAAAGTATAACATGCTAATCAATATCGTGAAGTCCATATGGGTAATTGCGTCTCTAGACTGGTCATCTAGTCAAGCAGAGCTCCACACCAATTTAATGGCTGGCAGGGTTGCTTGCTGACTGCCGATCAGCAAATATAAGCTGGGGCGTTAACAATATTGAAATAGACAAATTATTTAAATCATATAAATAATAGTGTCC